ATCCAGTGGAAGGAGACGGACTGATGACCAAGAGAGGAGAGCCGCAGTAATGGCAAGGGAAACACAGGCGACCATCCGCAAGTTCGTTGAGTCGGTCGCTCGAGAAGTGTTCGGTGAGGCCGGTCGTGTGGTGCTCCACCGCAGCAAGCGGCTGTTGGAGCCGTACAGATGGCACTGCTGCATCCATCACCTCGACGACGAACCCCACAACGTGTACCACAGGACGCTTCGCGAGATCCGGATCTACTTCAACGGGCTGCAGGAAGGGATCCACAAGGCACAGTACGCCGCCCGCAAGAAGGAGGTGGCCCGTGGCTAAGGCCAAGAAGAGGGCGAAGGCGAAGGCGAAGGCGAAGCCGAAATCCAAGGCGAAGCCGAAGTCGAAGTCCAAGGCCAAGGTGAACTACGGCATTCGCCAGGCGGTGTACTTCGCCACACAGGACGAGCCGGTCCTGAAGTGGGCCAAGGCCTACGCGGTGAAGCGACACGTGGGCTTCAGCCGGATCGTGGTCGAGTCCCTGATGTCGTTGAGGGCAGGGCTGGACCCGAAGATCGACCACCAGCAGGACCCGGCCGAGGGACGGCCGGGCCCGGGAGATGTGTGAAACCGCCTTATTAAGGAGGACGTTCCGCTGTGAAACCGCGCGTGTATACGCGCTAGAAAGTGTGGCTACGATGCAGTATAAGCGCAGGATTCTCCGGATTCGGAAGCGAAAGCAGGGCAAGCGGCTGGCCGCCAGGCGCCGGGCCGAGCTGGCCAAGGCCCGTGTGGATTCACTGAAGCCCGGGCCGGGCATCACCGACGTCGCCCGCTGCTCGGCGACCACGAAGAGCGGCAAGCGCTGCAGCCGGAAGGCGGACCGCAACGTCGCCGGGTCCTGGCTCTGCTCCCAGCACGCGAAGGCGGTGGTCGTATGAGCGGCTTCGAACCGAGGATCGAGATGTACGCCGTCATCATCGTCGAGCAGCTGCCGGGCGGTCACTACGTCATCCAGCGGCCGTGGCTCTACAACACGTACGACGAAGCGGAGCAGCACGCCGAGGCGTTCGTGAAGGGCAGGCACACCAGGCCACTGACCGTGTACTACGGCAAGGTCTTCGTGAGCGGCGAGGTGAACGGGTAGTGTCCTACAGACTTGACCAGGGGCGTGAGAAAAGCCTTTGACCATGTCCCTGGTCAGGTCCATGATCCACTCGTCGTATGGAGAACAACGATGCCACGACGGACCTACAAGATCAAAGGCTCGCTGACCGGCTGGTGGAAGCCGTACTCCGGCCCGAAGTGCCCCAACATCAAGTGTCGATCCCAAAAGCGAGGCTACTTCGGCATCACGGTGCCGTGGGCTCGCTACGAGGTGCTCTGCTACGAGTGTGGCAGCCTCCAGTGGATGACGGCAGATTCCAGGACTGTGCGACCACCAGAGGGGTGGACCCGCACATCGAACGGCGGTTGGGTGTCGCCTGAGGAGGCGGCGAAGACAAGGAGGCGTGAGATGGCAGTGGCGAAGAAGGCGAAGACGGCGAAGAAGGGCAAGAAGGGCAAGAAGGCGAAGAAGGCCTCGAAGGGCGAGGGCGTCCGGCAGGTGGTCTACTTCTCGGCGGACAACCTCGAGGTGTTCGAGGCCGCCAAGGGCTACGCCGAGGAGCAGGAACAGTCCTTCGCGTCCGTCGTGATGGAGGCGCTGAAGTCCTACCTCGAGATCGAGTAGCACACAGCGTCGCCGTTGTGGGGCCCTGGCGGTTGGGCGCCGGCCAGGACCCCACGATGGCAATCATGTGTGCTCGCACGGGGCGAGCTAGAAGGAGGCGAAGCATGGCCGCGAAGACGAAGACGTCCAAGGCGAAGTGTGAGGGCGATCAGATCGGTCGCAACGTGTACACGCGGATCGAAGGCCGGAAGCTGATCGTCGAGATCGACCTCGACGCTCCGACGCAGAAGTCAAGCTCCGGCAAGAACGACGTGTGCGCCACCACCGGCGGCAACCAGGCGATCAACGACGCCGCCAAGGACCGGGTCGGGAAGCTCGGCATCAACTTCTACTTCCCGCCGGAGGCGTAGCCTCACTATCACCATCCCCGTCGCACGTACGGCCCCGTCGACCCTAACCCGGTCGGCGGGGCCGTGCTCTTTTGGAGGCAGCATGAGGACACGTGCATACCAACATCAGCGTGAGTTCATCAAGTGGGCACGCGATCGTCAGTTCCTGCCACTGCTGTCGGAGACAGGCACCGGCAAGACCTACATGGCCCTGAACTGGCTGGAAGTGAACAAGGCGAAGCGTGTCCTGTGGCTCGAGGACCCGGTGTACATCGAGGGCGTGACAGACGACATCGAAGAGCTGTCCGGCTTCAAGACGACTGTGCTGAAGGGAACTAGGGAGCGTCGGCTCCGTGACCTGCAACAAGCCCCAGACGGCATCATTGTGACCAACTACGAGACCTGTAGAACAATCGGCCCTGCTCTCCGCTCACAGCACTTCGATGCAGTCGTCGCAGACGAGTCCACGATCCTGAAGAACAGTCGCACTGCTCGCTACAAGGCCGCGTACAAGTACCTGCACGATGTACCGTTGCGATGCATCATGACCGGCACGTTGGTTACCAACAGCCTGTTCGACATCTGGGCACAGTACCTGTTCCTTGACCACGGCAGGACCTTCGGTCGGTCGTTTGTCAAGTTCCGCGAGCGCTTCTTCTATCCGGCCGGCTTCGACTGGCAGCTGAAGGCCGGAGCCGAAGAGCGGATCCAAACGATCATCAGTATGGGTGCCTACAGGAAGCTGAAGAAGGACTGCCTGGACCTGCCGCCGAAGCTGTACAAGCGATTCCCGGTCAAGCAAACTGTCCGACAGCAGCGAGCATACGACCAGCTGTGGAACGACATGGAGTTGGAACTGGACAACGGTGAGTGGTTCGAGACCAAGTACGTGTTGGCACAGTTGGCCAAGCTGCTTCAGATCACCAGTGGCGGACTCCTGCAGGACGGGAAGCTGGTCCAGACCTATCCCTCCGGCAAGATCACAGCACTACGCCTGCTGCTGGGCAGACTGTTGGAGCATCACCAGGGCGTGGTCATCTGGGTTCGGTATCACTTCGAACTGGAGCAGATCATCAAGATGTGCCGCAAGGCCGGCATCCAAGGTGTGGCTCTCACCGCCAACGAGGACGCCGCCGAGTCTGTCCGCATCTTCCAACGTGAGAAGAACTGCCGCGTCTTCATCACGACCCTCTCCCGCGGCGCGCGTGCCCTCACCCTCACAAAGGCTTCTGCTGCGGTGTACTACAGTCGTGACTTCTCCGTCGAGCGGCGGATCCAGTCCGAGGATCGGACCCACCGGATCGGCTCTGAGAAGCACAGCGTCATCGAGTACTGGGACCTGGTCTGCAAGGGGACCGTGGACGAGCGGACTGTGCGGGACGTCGCAGAGAAGCGGCTCCTCGGACGAAAGCTGATCGATCGAAAATCTATCCGCAAAATCGTAGCCGGTCACTAGCCGGCAAAACGACACGCACCTAGATTCTCCTTGCTCTAACTTACAACAACTTGGTCGTATGAACACAGGAGGGAGGTATCCGTGTCTGAGAAGCAGGCGGCTGTCAGTGTCTACTTCAAGAGTGAGGACACCGTCGAGCGTCTGAGGAAGCTGTCCCAGGCCATCGGTGTGTCCGTCTCTTCGATTGTCAGCAGCATCGTGGACGCTTCGCTGCCGACACTCGAGGAGCAGACACCTCACAGCCGCGAAGTGGAACTGAAGGTGAAGGTGAGGATCTGATGCCATCGGACAAACTGGTCGTGACGAACTCCTCCCGGGCCACATACCGTGAATGCCCGATGAAGTACTACTGGAGGTACGTTCGTATGCTGAGCTCTCCGCCGACAGCGACACTCGCAGTCGGGAACGTGGTGCACGAAGGCCTGGCGATGCTCCTACAGAAGGAGAAGCTGGCCACCCTCCTGAAGAAGATGCGCGCGTTCATCAAAGAGAAGCGGGCCGAGCTGATCGGACCCGAGCTGGACAAGTTCGAGAAGGACGCCACCATCCTCGAAGGGATGATCCTCGCCTGGGACAAGCATCGTGGCCTGATGGGCAAGGCCAAGGTGTACCAGTGGGACGGCGAACCGGCCGTCGAGGTACCGTTCGAGCTGGAACTGCCCACCTGCGTGTACGCCGGCAAGATGGACTCCGTCCATGTGATGAAGAAGCGCATCTGGCTCGGGGAGCATAAGACCGCTCAGATGGTGGGCACCGGCTACGTGGATCGTCTCACCGTCGATTGCCAGGTGGTGGGCTACGAGTGGGCCCTGGACAAGCTGCTGGGCAAGAAGTGCGCCGGCTGCATCTACAACGTCCTAGGCAAGCCGGGCATCCGACAACGGACCAAGAAGAATCCGGAGACGCCGGCCCAGTTCACCACTCGTCTGATGAACGAGTTCAAGACCAACGCTACCCAGTACCTGTACTCCACCGCCTTGGAACGACGCGAAGAGGACATCGAGCGCTGGCCGATGGTCCTCGCCGAGTTCGTCAAGGAAGTGGAGCACTGCAAAGAGATCGACTACTGGCCGGTCAATGACCGAGAGTGCGTCGGCTTCGGCACCTGTCCGTATCTGCCATTGTGCTCGCGTGGGGAGAGTAAGCTGACCCTCGGCCTGTTCACCAAGCGCGATGTGATGCACCCTGAACTGGAAGAGGAGGAGTAGACATGGGACTGCTGCCCACACTGAAGACCAAAGGCAAGCTCACGATCGAGACTGCCACTTGGACCGTATACGGGGCGCCGGGCATCGGCAAGAGTACCTTCGCCGCCGGCTTCCCAGATCCGTTGTTCCTGGCCACCGAGCTCACCCAGAAGCATCTCAGTCTCCACTTGGTGCCGATCGACAGCTGGGAGAAGTTCCTGAAGGTGGCCAAGGAGCTGCAGGACAACGGCGATCGTTTCCACACGGTTGTCGTGGACACCACCGACCTGCTGTACAAGATGTGCCAGGAGTACTGCTGCGCCAAGTTCGGCTTCGACCACCCCAGCGACGAGGGCTACGGCAAGGGCTACGACAAGGTGAACAGCGAGTTCTACCGCGGTGTGCTGATGCTGAAGCACTTGGGCAAGGCAGTCATCTTCATCGCCCACTACACCGAGCGCGAGGACAAGGTCCGTGGCGTCACGTACAAGAAGACTGTGCCCAGTCTTCCTGGCGGCTGTTGGAAGATCGTCTCACGCGAGTCGGATGTGATCGCACTCTGCGACTTCGATCCGAAGCGACCGGACTTCCGGATCTTCCGCTACACACCGGAGATCGAGATCGAAGCGAAGGACCGTGGCGGTGTCTTCCCTGAAGGGAAGCTGCTGGCACTGGACTACAAGGCAATGTCCGAAGCCTGGGGCACGGGCCCTGGACCGCGGACACCAGGCAAAGCACTGGGCGGCCCGAAGCGTGCCGTCCGCAAAGGTGTCGTTCGGAAAGGGGGCACTGGACCGACACGCAAAGGGCCGAAGCGGAAGTCGTAGACGTGAACCGGCAGCCACTTGATCGAAAGGAGATTCACAGTGGCAGGCATTACAAAGCAGCAGTTGAAGGACGCACAGTCGTTGTGGGACGAGGCAGAGGTTCCGGAGCAGCAAGAGTTCGATGACATCCCAGACGGGAAGTATCGAGCCGAGCTGGTCGACGGCGGCATGGAGTCGAGGGAGTGGAACGACGAGAAGCACCTCCAGGTCTCCCTGCAGTGGAAGATCGTGGGCCCGACACACGAGGGCCGGCGCGCCTTCCAGAACATCGGCCTGGACACCAAGAAGGGCGCCGAGATCGCCAAGGGCACCTTCTCAGTCCTCGGCCAGACGCTCCCGAAGAAGGTGGACAAGATCGGTGAGCTGATCGAGGAGATGAAGGGCACCGTTGCGGAGATCAACCTGCGCCACGGCAAGAAGTCCAAGACCACCGGCAAGTCCTACCAGAACGTCTACGTGAACAAGCTCGTCACCGACGAGGACGGCGAGACCACGGAGACCGAAGAAGAAGAGACTCAGGACCTCAGCGAACTCGAGCTGGTCGGACAGAACGTCAGCTTCGAGTACAAGGGCGAAGAAGTCGTCGCCGAGGTGACCGAGCAGACCGAAGAGGAGCTGACGGTCGAGGACGGTGACGGCGAGGTCTACACGGTCGCCTACGACGAGGTCACCTTGGTCGAAGACGAGGAGACCGAGGAAGAGGAGACCGAGGAAGAAGAAGAGGAGGAGGAGACCGAAGAGGAGGAGGAGGCGGCCGAGATCGAAGTCGGCAGCCAGGTCCAGTTCGAGGTGGACGAAGAGACCGTGACGGGCGAGGTCCGGTCCATCGAGGACGACGTCGCCAAGGTCAAGCGGGACGACACCGGCAAGCTCCGGAAGGTCTCCCTCGAGGACCTCGAGCTCGTCGCTGACGAGGAAGAGGAAGAAGAGGAAGAGGCCGAAGAGGAAGAGGCCGAGGAGACCGAGGGCGAGGCCGAGGAAGACGTCGAGTACATCGGCAAGGCCGTCAGCTTCAAGGCGGACGGGAAGAAGCACACCGGCAAGGTGGTCGCCGACGACAACGACGGCAACATCACCGTGATCGACGACGCCGGTGAGGAATGGACGATGGAGTACGGCGACGTCACGGTCACCGGCGACGCCGAGGAAGCCGAAGAGGGCACCGAGGAAGAGGAAGTCGAAGAGAAGCCGAAGGCGGGCAAGAAGAAGATGGCCAAGAAGAAGACGGCCAAGAAGACCGCCAAGAAGAAGAAGACGGCGTCCTCCGGCAGGGCCAAGACCACCAAGAAGACCGGCGCGAAGGCCAAGAAGAAGGCCAAGAAGAAGACGCGCCGCGTGTAGACGTTCGGCACAGGGACCCGGGTGGCGTTGAAGCTGACGTCACCCGGTGCCTGTTTTCTTGGAGCGGGAGTGGCCCATGAAGCCAGACACCAAACGACTGCGCGAGGCCGTTCTACGCGAAGTCGATCCAACCACGTACTTCGAGGCCGAGATTGGTTCCGAGGCTCACTTCGGTGCCAAGGACGAAGTGCAGGTGTGGTGTCCGTTCCACGAAGACCGCACTGGGAAGCACAAAAGCATGTCGCTTCACAAGAGCGGTAAGTTCTACTGCCATTCACCCTCATGTGGTGTGTACGGTGCGAACATAGTCCAATGGCATGAGAAGGCCCATGAGCTGAGCTTCGTCGCGGCCCTGCGGGATCTGTACGGGACGTACGTCGCGAAGCTGGTGCCGGAATCAACCCTGGATGGCTGCCAAGCCAACTTACTGAACACACCTGCAGTGATGCGGTGGCTGAGGACCAAGCGTGGTCTGGATCGCACTGCGGTAAAGACGTTCGGTCTCGGATTCGACAATCGTCGAGTCACCATACCGGTCTACGACGAATTCGGAATGCTGGTCAACCTTCGACGGTATGACCACACAGGCAAAGAAGAACACAAGATCATTTCCTACGGACCCGGGTACGGCGGGAAGCGGCTGTTCCCGATGGGCAACCTGAAGTCCAAGACAATCGTCCTCTGTGAGGGCGAATTCGATGCGCTGGTCACCACTCACAAGGGCCTGCCGGCCATGACGTCCACAGGGGGCGTCGGCTCTTGGGACAAGGAGTGGACCAACCTGTTCAAGAACAGACGTGTGATCATCTGCTTCGATGTGAACGACGGGAAGAACAAAGGGCAAGAGGCGGCCCTGAAACGGGCTCAGATGCTGAGCCGAGTAGCAGACTGGGTGAAGGTGGTGGAGCTGCCGCTGAAGGAGAAGGGCGGCGATCTGACGGACTACTTCGTGAAGCACGGCCACAGCAAGGCCGACTTCCTGAACTTGGTCAAGAAGGCTCCGGTGATCCATCCAGTGGAAGGCGAGACGTACGACGAGGAGACCGACGAGACCGTCTTCGAGGTCACGTTGGGCCAAGCATCGGCGGCACGATACTTCAACAGGCAGATCAGGACCCGCTGCATTGTGGCAGGCAAAGACTTGGCGCCCTACCTGCCACCGAAGAAGGTACAGGTCCGCTGCCCGGGTGCCAGCGACAGTCTGTCGGAGTGTGCGGAGTGCATCATGTCTACGTACGACTTCGACCACGAGTTCGAAATAGCCGAGGATCCGAAACGGGCCCTGCAGCTGATCGATCGACCGGAGCACGTACTGAAGTCGCAGATCAAGACGCGACTGGGGATACCGAACAAGTGCAAGGTCAGCATCGAGACCACAGAGACGTTCAACATCGAACACATTCAGCTGATCCCTGAGATCGACTACTCGGACAACGGCAATCCGTACGTACTGCGGGACGCCTACTTCGTGGGTCACGGTCTGACGCCCAACCGTGGCTATGAGTTCGAGGGCTTCACTGTGCCGGAGCCGTTCAAGCAGTACGCCACACACGTGTTGATCAAGAGTCGGCCAGCGCAGTCCAGCATCGCCACGTTCCAGATGACACCGGCACTGCAGGACCAGCTGGACGTGTTCCAACCAGAAGACGATCAAGGGATCGAGGAGAAGCTGGAACACATCTACCGACATCTGGCGATCAACGCCACCAGGATCTTCGAGCGACCGTTGCTGCACGAAGCAATCGACCTGGTATTCCACAGCCCACTAACGTTCCGCTTCAACGGGGAGCAGGTACGGAAGGGCTGGCTGGACGTTCTGGTCCTTGGGGACACCAGAACGGGCAAAGGCTATGTGGCAGAAGGACTGATCAGGTACTACCAGCTGGGAGAAATCGTGTCCGCTGAGAACTGCAGCTTCGCTGGCCTGGTGGGTGGCATGCAGCAGGTCCGGAATCGATGGGTGGTCACCTGGGGCAAGATACCACTGAACGACGGCCGACTGGTTGTGGTGGACGAGGCCAGTGCACTGAACGTTCTGGACTGGGAGCGACTGAGCCGAGTCCGATCCGAAGGTGTGGGTGAGATCATCAAGATCCAGACGGAGACCACGACGGCAAGGACCCGACTGGTCTGGCTGGCCAACCCGCGATCGGGTGCACCAATGAACACCTACTCCACCGGCGTCGAGGCAGTCATGGAGTTGGTGGGCAAGACGGAAGACGTCGCTCGCTTCGACTATGCGATCAGCGTTGCTTCCAACGAGGTGCCCAGTGCCGTGATCAACAGGTCCTTTGCGGCGAAGATCAAGAGTCCGTACACACAAGAGCTCTGTCGCCAGCTGGTCCTGTGGGTCTGGAGCCGGAAGCCGTCCCAGATCCAGTTCGACCGGAAAGCGTCAAAGGCGATCCTGCGATCCGCCCAGGAGCTGGGCAAGGCCTACACCTCCGTAGTGCCTCTGATCCAAGTCGAGAACGTCCGCATCAAGCTGGCCAAGGTGGCTGCAGCGATCGCCGGCCGGCTGTTCAGCCATGATAAGACCGGCGAGAAGCTCGTGGTGACTGAGGAACACGTCCACGCGGCTGTGGCGTTCCTCAACAAGCTGTACACCAGGCCGTCGATGGCCTATGACCAGTTCAGCCGGACAGTGCTGGATCGGACCACCTTGAAGAGCACCAAGGAAGTGGATCGGATGATCGACAACCTGGAAGGCCACGCCCTGGACTTCGTCGAGGGCTGTCTGGAACAGAATCAAATCACCTTGACCGACATCACCGACTACGCAGGTGTGGACAAGGATCGAGCGAGGGCGATCGTCAGCGCCCTGGTCCGGCAAAGGGCCCTGATGAAGGAACACGGGGCCTATCGCAAGAAGCCGGCGTTCATCAACTACCTGAAGAAGCGGCGTGCCTACTACCTGAAGCACGGCACACCCAAGAACACGTTTGGAGGGTGAGATGCGAGTCACCAAACGATTCAGTTGGGCAATGGCCCACCGACTGGGCCAGGGCTACCCGAAGGCCTGCAAGAACATCCACGGCCACACGTACCATTGCGAGGTGACGATCGAGTCCAGCACCCCGAATGAGTACGGAATGGTGATCGACTTCGGGGTGATCAAGTCATCGCTGGCTGGCTGGGTCAACAGTAACCTGGATCATGGAGTGCTGTTGGTCTGGGACGATCAGGAACTGATGGATATGCTGGCCGCATTGGGGTCCAAGTTCCACATGATGCCGGACAAGTACGACAACACCACTGCAGAGAACATCGCTCACATGTTGTTCCACGTCTTCGCACCGATCGTTGAGGAGTACCAGGACACGGTGCTGGACGAAGTCAAGGTGTGGGAAACGGAGATGTCCTACGCCGCATTCAGCAGAAGGGATCATTGGCGATGCGACTGAACCTGAACGAGATCACCGTGCCAACCATCCAAGGCGAAGGTGCCTGGATGGGCCGGCCGAGCGTCTTCGTCCGAGTCCAAGGCTGCAGCATCCGATGCGGACGCTGCGACACCAAGAAGAGCTGGGACCAGGACGAGGGCACCACCTTCAGCATCGAGGCGATCTTGGCGGTACTGAAGGCCAACCCTCGGATCGATGTGGTCATCACTGGTGGGGAGCCGCTGGACCCGATGCATGTCGAAGGCGTGGCTGCACTCTGCAAGGCGTTGTTGGTGGCCGAGCATCCGGTCACAATCGAGACGTCTGGGATGGTGCCGTGGTTCGACCAGATCGAGGACATGCTGCATTGGGTGGATCTCTGGTCGATCTCCCCCAAGCTGAGAGGCATGAGCCCGATGGTCGGCTCCCAGTTCAATGACGAGCTGATCGGCAGGATGACATACGGCCGAGGGAACGTCCAGCTGAAGTTCGTAGTGGACGTCCGCTGCGCTCACGACGAGATCAAGGACATCGGCGAGCTGATCGGCGACGGTGGGCTGGAGTGTGTGGAGCATCTGATCCTTCAGCCGATGACACGACCCAACGACGGTGTGAAGGCGATCCTGAAGGCGTGGGCTGATTTGGCCAAGATCGTGATGGGCGTGCCTTGGCTGGTGAAGCTGAGGCCACAGATCATACCGCAGTGCCACAAGCTGGTAGGGATGGTGTGAGATGAAGCCGAAGCTGATAGTGGACTGGGGCTCGTACGACACAGCGGTGGAGCAGCTGGCGGAGCGGATCCGCCTGGCGGGTGTAACGCCCGGGGGCGTGATGGGTGTTCCGCGTGGCGGGTTGATCGCTGCAGTGATGCTCAGCCACCAGTTGGACGTACCGTTCGTGCCGTTCCGGAAGGATCGGATCACCTCCGACTTGCTGCTGGTGGACGACATCTGCGACACCGGTCACACACTGTCCAGCATCCTCGGGCCGCAGGACGGGACCGAAGTGCAGTACCGACCGTTGGCGATCGGTGTGGTGGTCTGCAAACCGAAGGGCTACCGGTACCTGGAAGAAGGTCTGTGGGAGCTGCGCACGTTCTTCGGCATGGCCGCAGCGACCGAGGACTGGATTGTGTTCCCCTACGAGATCGCAGAAACGGAGGATGGCTACAATGGCACTGCGGGATGAAGACATCAGGTTTGACGACAACCTGCGCCGGGACAGGGCGATGGGGGCGATCACGATGTTCCTTCAGGCCCTGGGCCTGGACATCGATTGCGAGGATCTCAGAGAGACCCCTCGCCGGATCACTGACATGTACGCCACATTCTTCCGTGGCCTGCCGGATGTTTGGACCCACGAAGGGCCACCGGAGATCACGACGTTCACCAACGACGAAGGTGTCGAGGAGATGGTCCTGTTGAAGGACATCGAGTACGTGTCCGTCTGCAGCCATCACTTCCTGCCGTTCCACGGCAAGGCGGCCATCGCGTACGTGCCCGCCAAGAAGATCATCGGCATCTCGAAGCTGGCCCGGGTCCTGGACTACTTCGCCGCTCGGCCACAGCTGCAGGAACGGCTGACCAAACAGGTCGCGGACGGCATCCAGGACCTGTTGAAGCCGTGCGGTGTTGCTGTTCGGATCTGGGGTACTCACGGTTGCATCTCACAACGGGGAGCGAAGAAGCCGGACAGCGTGATGGTCACGACTGTGATGACCGGCTGCTTCAAGGACGAGGAACTGCAGTGGCGTGATGCGTTCCTCAGGGAGGTGAATTCATGAAGCCTGTTGGGTTCCCAGAGTCCAACAAGACACTCGCTCCCCCGAGGGGCATGACCGAAGAGGAGTGCAGCACTCTGGAGGTGTATACCGATGGAGAACAATGCATCTCCTGTTGGGAACTGACAGACGAGGAACTGATGGAAGTGCTGCAGACTAAGCGGATCTGGGTCCATGTGTGGTTTGGTATGACCCAGCCGCCAATCGCAGCTAGTGGCAAGTGCCCGTTCAAACGGGACGGAGAGGAAGACGACCAATGAAGCTCGCACTGATCACACCGACGTCGGCGTTGAAGGACTTCGCCGTCCAATCGGACGGTATCCATCTGTGCCTGGTCCAGGAAGTACTGCGGGACGAAGCCTACGCCAGTTTCTATCGGGAGCGTAGCGATGTCGGCGACACCATCATCTTGGACAACGGCACGTTCGAGATGGGCAAACCGGCGCCGATGGAAGACATCATCAGGGCAGCCGAGATCGTAGATGCCGATGTCGTTGTGGCGCCCGACTATCCGGACAAGCCGTGTGTGGACACCTTCAAGGCAGCAATCGACTTCTCCGAGGTGCTGCCGGCCAAGTACCGGATGATGCTGGTGCCACAGAGCCTGATCGGGGACGTGCGGGACTGGCTGGACGGCATGGAAGCGGTCCTCTGCACCGAACAGAAGGTGACCGATCTGCTGAAACCGATCATCGATCGGATCGAGATGGTCGGTGTCAGCATCCTGTCCTGTCCGAACGCCTTCGGGCCGATGATCGGGGACACCGAGCCCGAGATCTGCCGCTTCACCGCCTTCCAGTTCCTGAAGTGCGTACTGCCGTGGCGGAAGGGCGTACGGCCGATCAAGATCCATTGCCTGGGTGGTGGTGCACGTCTGGACCTGATCCGCTACTACGATTGGGCGTTCAGCATGGACACCTCCTCGCCTGTCTGGCACGGCTGGTTCGGCACCGCCTACGAACACGGCTTCCTGCCATCCGGCAAGACCAAGACGCCGGTCAACTTCCAGGCCGAATGCCCCGATCTGTACAAGGGCGTGATCCAGAAGAACATCCGGCAGCTGAAGGCGTCCGCCAAGCAGGCCGAGAGCACGGCGCTCCGTTGCGCCTCCGAACTGGAGAAGGTGAGACCATGTGTGTCAGCCAATATGTCGAAGTTCGATTTCAGGTCGTAGGTTTCCACAGCTGGCCGGACGCACCGAAGGAGCTGCTGTTCCTTCGCAACGTCCACCGACACACGTTCCACTTCCGTGTGCGGGCTTCGGTCAAGCACACCGACAGGGCGATCGAGTTCACGGTGATGAAGCGCTACCTGTACGAGGTGATTATCAGTCACTTTGGGCCCAACTGTGCCGCGGACTTCGGATCCAAGTCCTGTGAGATGTTGGCACAGTGGCTGCACGACAACGCCAAGGAGTACACCGATGAGATCGTGGAGATCGGTGTCTCAGAGGACGGCGAGTTCGAAGGGATACTCCAATGGCATCAGACCGTACGCCCTGGATAGAGATGCTGGAGGACTTCTATCGAGCGCACGGCCTTCCCCTCGGGGACGGCTCGATGCAGAACGCGCACTTCCACATGCTTCTCCTCACCGAGGAGGTGGGCGAGCTCGCCTCGGCTGTCAACAAACGGAAAGAGAACAAGACGGTTCCCGACGAGTTGGCAGACGTGTTGTACGTAGCCGTCGGCATGGCGGTGTCGATGGGCATCGACATCGAGGACGTGTTCCTCAGGATCCACAACGCCAACATGCGGAAGAAGCTAGCGAAGTTGGAGGAGCTCCGTGGTCGCCATACGAAAGCCAAAGGCAAAGCGTAGAGCAGCCCGGCTCCTGCCGGGGAAGGTGATTGCGGTCGACACCGAGACCGATGGCCTCAACGTCTATCGAGGCCATCGGCCGTTCCTGATCGTCTTCGCCAACACCGACGGCGAAACGCACATCACGTGGTGCGACAACAAGAAGGAGATGGCGTTGGTCCGTCAGTGGATGGCGGACCCCAGCATCGTCAAGATATTCCACAACGCGAAGTTCGACCTCAAGATGCTGGCCGCCGTCGGTGTTCAGGTGAAGGGCCGCATACACGACACGATGATCCTGGGCCATATGCTCAGTGCCCAGGGGCCCGCAGGACCGGACTACCAGGACAACTGCCTGGCGCGGTTGAAGATGGAAGTGCTGGCGGCCAAGTTCCTACCGGACCAGCGGAAGCTGACTGGACCAGCAGACTGGATCAAGCAGCATCGACACTCCTTCCAGAAGGAGCATGGCCGGCCGCCGAACTACTCGGACGTGCCACGGGACCTGATGGACGAGTACGCCCGACAGGATGCTTTGATCACACTGCAGTTGTTCTATCTGTTCTTCCCACACGTGAAGCGCCTGAACCTGAAGGACGTCTACGACGTCGAGATGGAGTTGCTGCGCTACATCATCGAGATGGAAGACCGTGGCGTGATCATGGACATACCGTTCATGAAGCGCCGGGTGGTCGAGCTGACCAACCTGGCGGATGCCTCTGAGAAGAAGCTGCGGGAGATGTGCAAGCCGATCACCAAGTGGCGGAAGAAGACCCGACAGCGGCAGGGGCAGAAGTACAAGGTCCGTGTGAAGGAGATCATTGAGCCGAAGAACATCAACTTCAACTCCGATCCCCAGATGCAGGAGGTGATCTACGGCCAGTTGAAGCTGCCAGTGGTGGCCAAGACAAAGAGTGGTGCACCCAGCCTGGACGAGCGGGCCCTCAGCCGACACAAACACCCGTTCACCAAGGAGCTGATCCGCTGGCGGCAATACATCAAGGTGAGGGACACGTACTTCATCGGCTACCAGGAACGCATGGTCGATGGTGTGCTCCATCCCAACTACGCGCAGCAGGGCACCCAGTCCGGCCGCTTCTCGTCCTCGGACCCCAACCTGCAGAACATACCGATGGAGAGCCAGGTCCGTGAACGAGCTGGCGCCGATGTGATCTACAAAGGTGTGAAGCGGGCATTCATCCCTCGCAAAGGGTTCACCAACTGGCACTTCGACTACTCCCAGATCGAGCTGCGGCTGTTTGCCCACGAGTCCAGAGACAAGCGAGTAGTCGACGTGATGACCTCTGGCCGTGACCTGCACGACGAGACCTGCATCGCACTGTACGGCAAGCTGGACGAGAAGCTGCGGGTCCTGGCGAAGATCGTGAACTTCGGCATCCTGTACGGCATGGGCCGAAAGACCTTTGCGTGGAAGCTCAAGTGTACTCAAGAGAAGGTCGAAGAGCTCCTCCAGATGTACTACAACAACTTCCCTGGCGTCCGAGACTTTCAGCAGCGGGTGATCAGCCAGGTTCGTTCGCACGGGTACATCCACAACTGGGCCGGCCGCCGCTACCATATCAACCCACAGTTCGCGTACAAGGGTGTGAACTACCTGTGCCAGGGCGGTGCGGCCGATGTCCTGAAGCGAGCAATGGTCCGAGTAGGCCGCTTCCTGAAGGGCCTGAAGTCCAACATGATCATGACGATTCACGACGAGATCGTGGTCGAGGTCCACGAGAGTGAGAAGCACTTCGTGCCGAAGGCGATCTGTCGGATTATGATGCACAACCCACAGGTCAACATACCGTTGAAGGTGTCCGCCGAACGTGCGGACGGGTCCTGGGATACCCTGACCAAGGTGAAGCTGACCGAGCTTGGCCTTCCGGAGGTGAACTGATGGTCGCTGTACGCAAGAAGAAGCAACCGGCCGGCCGCTACGAGTGCCCGGCACGTATCGAAGTGGATCGGCAAGGCAACGCTGTGATGGTACGTGTGTACCGGACTGACCGCGATCACCCGTACTCGTTGGCGATGTCCTTCTTCATCGACGACCCGACGATCAAGTCGGGCGACATGTTGATCGTGACCTACGGCACCCTGCGGGACAACCTGCGGGCAATGGCCGGCCAGCTGCTGGGGAGTGAAGGAACCGCGCGGAAACGCGCTTCTAAACCGCGGAGAATCCCGCGAAAGAAGCGTGTCTAGAGTGTGCTTCGCACGGGTTTTCAGGATCCGACCCGAAGAGGTCGGGGTATTTGAGCGGAAGAGGGCAATCCATGACAGCTGTGCATCGGAAGCGACGTGAAACGCGCCGGGCAGCGATAGACCCAGGGACCCAGAAGATCGGCTGGGCTGCCGACTGGCAGGGCAGCATCGCCTACGGCGGCATCAAGGTGACCCGCGGTGACTGGATCCAACGATCGATGGCGATCCTGAAGGCCATCGGTGAGCAGGCTCGGCCGGTGTGCTATGCGGACGAGGTGATCATCGAGATGCCTCGAGTATGGAACAGCCCCGGCGGGGTCCAGTCCGCGCTCAGCGGCTCGACGATGAAGCTGATGTGGTTCGTCGGCATGCTGACTCGACATGTGATGGCTTGGGCTCCACGTTTCCGCGTGGGCCTGTTGGGCGCCGGCATCTGGCAAGGCAACATGAGGAAGGAGCACATCTACAACCGGATGGACCGACGCTACGGCCCGTTGAACTTCCCATCGAACGAAGCCCACTGGGACATCTCGGACGCGATCGGCCTGCTGCATTACAGCCGGACTGATTGCGAGGAGGACATACAATGGGTCTCATGACGGAACGAGTCCGATGCCGTAAGTGTGCGCTGGGCCAAGGACGACTGACGGTGCCACCCACTGGTGTCGATGGCAAGCAGTACCTGACCTTTGTGGGCGAAGCTCCCGGTGCGAACGAAGACCAGTACGGCAAGCCGTTCATCGGCAAGGCCGGCAACATCCTGGTGGAGCTACTGGAGATGCTGGACCTGAAACGTGAGCAGGTGTTGATCACCAACGTCTGCAAATGTCGACCGCCGGCCAACAGGGACCCGTACGACGACGAGCGAGAAGCCTGCATCCATCAATGGTTGATCCACGAGCTGACGGCCCGTGGCGATGATGGCCTGCGGCTGGTGATACCACTGGGCAAGGTGGCGATGACCGCCTTCCTAGGGGAGCGTTCCATCTACGACGCCGCCGGGCGGGTGTGGAGCACGGAGTACCTGACAGGAACCCTGTGGGATCGCCTCGTCCCGTGGGGTGCCCCCGTCCTGCGGGTCTACCCGTTGCTCCACCCCGCCTCGATTTTCAGATCAGGTGAGAACAGGAAGCGCTTTTGGGCCGACGCTGGAAAGCTGAAGCGCTTCCTGGTTGAGAAGTGGTGGCTCTAACGTGCGCTGCGAAGGCCCTCACGGATACGCTCGCGGGGCGTCATGTTGGCGATCGCTGCTCGCCCTTGGCGCTCCGCTGCGGCGCGGGCCCGATCTCGGCTGGCTTGATCACCCTCGGTGTACGTGTAGCACTTACCGCTGTCGCCCCACTTGAAGCCCGGCTTGCCATCTGACTGACATCGACGAACAGGCATCACGTCCTCCTCTCAGGATGCCTCGGGTGGTTCACGGCCCGGCAAACCGATCCCCACCCGAGGCGGACGGCAGCTCACCACGAGTTGTCGTCTTCCACAGTTTCCTTCCAGTCCTCCGGTGTCGGGTCCGGCCGGCCTTCGCGATCGGTCACTTGGCGAAGATGTGCGAGCATGTACCGAACCCGCTCTTCGACTCCGCGCCAGCCGGCGTAGTGGACCATCCGCACTTCCTTGCCGGGGCGGCCTTGGCTGACCCAGAGCCAGTTGAGTTGTGCCGGCAGAGACACAGCTTCGTCACGTAGGTGCTTCTCGATCGCCATGTTGATCGGTGTCTGCTCCCAGAAGAAGTAGGTGCGGACCGTCTTGCCGTGGGCCGGCATCAGCTTCTGTGCTTCCTTGAACATCGGGATGCTGTCCCGGCTGGCGATGAAGAAGCCGGTGTTGAAGTAATGCCTGGCGCCGGTCAACGTAGGCTCTTCACGTATGGCGGTCAGAGCCGCCTGAGGGCAGTCCGACACAGCAGCGAACGGCACCGGGTCCTTCGGCAACAGATCCATCACAGGCCTGAGAGGCACCATGTCCGCATCGAACCACAGGATGCGATCGACATCGTCCTCTACCAGCTCCCACAGGAACGGCTTGATCCAGGCTCCTCGCCAGAGGGGGAACGGCACATGTTCCGGAAGGATCAGCCGAGTCTCGATCTCGTTCAGCTCCCGAAAGCGATCGGTGATGATGTCGCGGATCGGCGCGTAGTGACCATCGCCGTACGTCAACGCTACGGTCTTCATCAGATGCCCAACCTCTCGCATACCTTCGCCTTGAACCTCACATTGGCCGCACGACATTCCTCGAGGGCCCCGGGGTAGACCGGAGCATCCTTCACACGTTCCAGCACGGCTTCGTCGGACAGCTTGGCCAGAGGCAGGATCAACGGGGCGTGCCGCATGGCGTAGAACTTACTGGAGAACGGCACGGCGATGACCTTCCGGCCCAACAGCGTTGCCCAGTACGTGCCGTGGTAGGAACTGGTCACCACACACTCGCCAGAAGCCAGATGACTGAGCACCTTGAAGAAGTGTTCACCGGTGCCGTCGTCCTTGCCCAAGGCCACGGTGGCGCGATCGAACGTAGTAGCCTTCCGAAGCGGACGGGCTGGCTGCTCGTATGCCACAATGGCCTGTGTGGGAGCCTTTGCGCGGAACAACTCGAACACTGGCAGCATACAAGTAGGACAAGGCACCCAATCGCAGTCGGGCATGCCCCAGTCTCGCATGCCTCGCAGCTCGCAGGCCATCAGCCAGTCCGGGTAGTCCGCTTGTTCCTTTCCCCAGAAGTCGTGCCCGTTGGACCACAGGACACGAGTGCCCTGGCAGTCCGCCAACATCTGCTTCAGGCGATCCTGCCAGGGCTCGTGGAACATGCCACCGCCTCCTACGATCAGGTCGCCGTCGAAGGACTGGCCGCCTCTCTGCTTGGTGTAGTTGTCGAAGCCGATCACTTCGTCGATCGGCAGATCGGGGAACAACTGCCACATGCCGTACAGTCGATTGGCCAGGTTGTTCGGATGATCGTAGTAGACGTTGAGCAACACGGGTCACCTCCTACTTGGCTTGCTTCGCTTCCCGCTTCCTGCGGTTCACAATGCCGGAGATCAGCGCCATCACCTTGGCCTGCGGCGTGGTGGCCATCAGGATCTTGGCTCCGATCCCCATCGCGGACTTCGCTCGGTCCAATGCCAGCTCTCGGGCCTTCTGCTTCTCGTCTTCCTTCAGCTTCTTGCCGTCGAGCTTCTTCTCCTTGACGTACTCTTCCCAGGCGTTGTTGACGCCCACCTCGAGTCCGTCCAGCATTGCCTGGAGCCACGCCTTGCCCACGGCCTTCTTACCGAGCCAGGCAAACACTGCAGCGATCACCAACGACACCATCTGCCCCAGACCACCGCCCGGGATGGCGTCCAGCACGCCCTCGCCATCCGCAGCTACTTCCACGGCCGGCCCTGCCTCCTGGGCGAACACCACCATCGGAAGCAGCACAGCAAACGCCACGATCAACGCCGCCATCAGATACCGCATGCGTCCCTCCTTTCAAGAGGTTGGTTACTCGTCACCGCCAAGCAGACCGAGGACCCGGCGTTCCACAAGCCGCGGCTTCAGGTCCTGCATCAAGCCACAGCCCCAGGAACACCAGTGCTTCCAGCCGTTGTCCTGGTAGTAGGAGCACCCAGTGCAGCTGCCCGGTGCCTGCATCACCTTCACTGTCGGCCAGCCACCGAAGACCACATCACCGTTGGTGACACCGCAGATCGCCAATGCCTTGCTCTTCACCCAGCCGGCCAAGTGGGCCATGCCGCTGTCATTGCCCACCAGCACATCGGTCTGCTGAATCACGGCAGCGATGAGGTGCTCGTCATCGGACATGAAGCGACGTGCCGGGATACGGAACACGTGATGCTTCTTGTCCCGTGGCCGATCGATCAGGTAGACCGCTACGCCCTGCTTCTTCAGGCGATCGATCAGTTCGTGGTAGCAGCGCAAAGGCCATTGCCGCATCGCACTGTTGGCAAACGGTACGACAGCCACGATCGGCCGGCCGTCCCGTTTGGGCAGCTTCAGGAACTCAGCGGCCTTCTCACGGGCCTCGTTCCTGATCTTGATGTCCCAGCCCTCGATCTCATGGAACGGGATGTCGAACTGCTTGGCGAAGAACTGATGCCGGTTCCAGCCGTACAGCTCACAGGTGGCGTCCATCTCGATCATTCGCAATGGTGAAGAGTGGCAGGCGAACTCGCCCACACGACGATCCTCGTCAGTCAAGTCCAACACCGGGACCCGATCACAGGCCGCCAGACGAGCCCAGTGCATCCGTTGCGGCACCGTTGTTACGCGTACCTGGATTCCCTGTGCCTTGTTGATACGGTCCAACGCCTGGACGATCACACCCTGCATCATCGTATCACCGATGCCGGCACAGTCGATCGCATTGCCGTCTGCAATCCGGGCCGGGCCGATGAAGTCGAACGTCTTCGGTAGCGGCTCGTGCCGAGTCACCACGTGGATCGGCAGAACAACGGTGTCGAAGTACTTGCCAGGACCCCACAGGCCTCGAGGGCATCTGGACTGGACCCACTTGGCCCGCTCTGCTACGTTGCAGCCACAGCCGTAGCGTTCCGGATGCTCCAACGTAGCGTCGTTCTCCGGATCGCCACAGTAGATGTGGCCGTCCAACTCACGCTTGATCGGTTCCAGCGTGTCGTCACCGTTCTCATCCCACACCAACTGCTTGCAGACCTTGCAGATGTCCACACGCATCCGTGTGATGGACGGCTCTTCGCGACGGGGATGATCGATGTCCTCTGGCGGGTCCTTTGGCTCGATAGGCAGGACCTCGTTGCCGACGATCTTCTTCGGCTCGTCAGTCTGCTGACCGGAGATGTGCACTCCGTCGTGGGCGATGGTGATGACTGGCATTCGGTCACGCGGCGCCTCGGGCGCCTGCTTCTTCTTGCCTCCACAACCACCGCACGTCTTCCTGGTCTTCTTCCCAACCGGTTGCGTCGTCTTCTTCTCGCCATTCGTGTTGCCGGTCACGATGGCACGCTCCTCTCCTCTACGTTGCCGACTGCAGCAGACCGTTGCTGAACGTCAGATCAATGGTGGTCAAGTCCAACGTGACCCAGCATTGAGAGCCGTTCGTGGTACACGAGGCAGTGACATCGGTCACCACACTGAATGTTCCCGTGTAGCCGCTGGTCTCGCAAGAACAACTACAATCACAGGAAGCGGACCCGCTCGGCAAAGTGCATGTCGCGCAGCTGGCCGACACCACCCTGCCTCCCTTGTCCACCTTAATCGTCTTGATGAAGCCCACCTGGCCGTCACCGCAGCCCAGACAGTCGTACGTAGTACCGCCCTCACCGCTGCCGGAACCCGGGTCCGGTGGACTACCGCTGCTGCCGCTGCTGGCTCCGCCATCACAATCGAACGACGGGTCGAACGGATCGGGGTTGTCGTTCTCACAGTCCGCTTCGGTTTCGTAATCCCCACCACCATTCTCTCCGACCGGCACACAACCCACACACGGCACGAAGATCCAGCCGCCCAGGTTGTTGCAGTCCGCTTCACAGGCAGCCAGTGTCGGGTAGGCACCGAGGTTGTCGTTCCGTTGCTGACAGTTGCCGTTGGGCAAGCAGTCCCAGGTGGGGCCGTTCTGGCCACCACCACCCGGTGCACCCGGCCCCGGCCGAAGTGTGCCGTCCTCGTCTGTGTACAAAGGTCCACCACAGAAGCAGGACTGGTCCTCTTCGGGCTTCGGCAGATACCAGTTGCCTCCAAGCTCGCTGGCGATCTCCTGACGCCGTTGTGCGTTGAACACCTCGGACTGCAGAGGTCGGTTAGACGTCTCCAGGATCATGTTCCGAGTGATGAAGTCGTAGGTGATCCCGCGGATGGTGGTGCCGTTCAGGTCCGACGGGTCGTTGATCTCGGCACCCAACTCCATATCCGGATCCAGGCCCTTGATGTGGGCCGTCAGATCACCGATCCGATCCGGACCCACACAGTAGCGATCATACAAGGCACTGAGCATCTCGTACGCCGCTGCGGTGAAGTCGATGGAGCAGCCACTGGCACCACTGTCGTAGTAGCGGTACAGCTCCGGATGCTGCTCGATGTAGGTGCCTTCGTCGACCAGTCGGGAATCCCCTGTGCTCAGACTGATCGTGAATGTGTTCTCCAACGCCGTGTAGGTGAACCAGCAGAGGATGACAGGCGCAGGCGGCGGCGACACCGAGAAGATGCCGGTCCGGATGATCGTGATCTCGAAGTAGTAGTGCGCGTTGGCCTCGTCGTAGTAGATCGGGATGTTGTGCATATCGAACACGGTCTGGCCGATCACCAGGTCTGCGGTGACCCCCAACTGGACTCGGACCCAGGCGTCCTCTTTACAGTTGCAGTTCTCGTCCAGGTAGCGGCTCACAGCGAAGTCGTCGGGGATGATGTACTTGAAGATGTACTTGTTGCTCTGGTCCGGGTCCTGAGTCACGCTCTCTTGTGGGATGAACAACAGGTGTCGACGTTCATAGTTACCGCAGCCCTCGATCCGGACCTCACCGTACTTGTCCTCCAATGACTCGCCCAAGGCTCCCTCGACGATCAGTGGGCTGTCGTTCTCTGTCGGGTCGATCTGGTTGTAGTTGCCCTCCTGCAGATCCACTGTGCCGATGGTCGCCATCGAAGCGAACATCAGCTTCGGCTGCAGCTCGCCACTGACGTCCACATACTCGATCCAGCAGACGCCGTCCTCGGTGTGGCGAAGCACCTCGTTGATCCAGTTGTCAATGGACTGACCACCTTTGTCCATCTTCGGCAACGGGATGTCCGGCAACGTGCCCAGAGCGTAGCCGCCAGGCAGCATGTCGGACGGCAGCTCGTCCAGCAGAGTGGTCAGCACGGTATGTGCAGTGGTGTTCTCGCTGAACCTGATCTTCGAGGACCCGTTGATGGTGGCTGGGGTCTTGACCAGACGACGGTAGCGGTCCGCGCAGAGGTAGATGATGCCTTCACCGTCAGACCACTGCTCACGGATGTCCACCACACGACCGCGGAACACAAAGCCGAGATCGTCATCGGTGTAGGTGACCTCAGTGCCGACCTGCAGAGCAGCTGGGTCGTCCTTCTTCAACGCGTGCTCCGCTTCCAGGATGCTTGCCTGGTTGAAGCCGCGGGTCAGTCTACGGATGGTCAGTTTGCTGACCGACTCCAGAGCCGTTGCCATTGTGCTAGCTCCCATATCCAGTGACGAAGGTCATGTCCACGCCCACACGGTCAGGGTAGGTCAGGTCACTCACAGCTACGTCCGCCAGATGACAGGTGCCCTCACTGACACCGTCGATCGCCAGGTCGCCTTCGGTGCCCAGCCGCTGGAACGCCCAGTCCTTCACAAACGCTTCCACACGACGACGCGATGCAACACGGCCACGAGCTGTGCCAGTCAGAGCAAGCATCGACGTGATACGAACCAACTTGAGAGGCGGCCCGGACTCGATACGGATCGGCGCTGCGCGGAACACGGTCTTGAACTGCGTCCGATCGGTGGCGACGTACTCGACGAAGAAGTCGCTGGCCTGGATCCGCTGACCGTTGAACACCAACTCGCGAGCCACTGCTGCAACGAACGCTGTGCCGAACTGGAGCGCGTAGATGATACCGGCGTTGTTGTCCACCGCTTCAACGGTCACCTGCTGCAGGACAACGTTCTCGATCGTCTGTGGGCGATCGGGCCCGATGATCAGATCGCCCCGGGTCCCCTGCATACGGGCCAGCTCCCGCAGACGGGCCTCGACCGCCAGGCGACGGTCCAGACCCCAGTCCTGCCCCACACCGATCGCTTCCCACACTCCGTTCAAGGTGACGGCCAACGTGCCGTCGTTGTTGTTGACGAACGTCACGTAGTAGTCCGTTGCAGCCAGCTGCACTTCCCCCTCGTCGGTCAGGAACTGGATGTCGCGAGCGCCGTCCTGGTTGGTGAAGCTCGGCAACTTGTAGAAGTCCACCGAGTTGGCCAACATCTCGTACCACGTGGAGAAGAAGTCCACGTCGTTCCGATCGACCCCCTTGTACACCCACATCTCCTGTACGATCGAGTCCACCGAGCTACCGCCGGCCACAGTATCGCCCACACGGGCGGCACTGCTGTCGCTGTTGGTGAAGTCTCCAAGCGTAGTGCTGAACGGGCCGTCCGCTGCTCCGTCCAAGAAGTGGAAGATGCTGTCCGGCGATCCGTTCTCGGCGCCGCCACCCAACTGGTGTGGGTTGGTGTCCACTGCCGTATCGGAGTCGTCGATGATCGCACCGGCACCGTCCGGCATCCGAGCGTGGAACCGCTGTACACCGAAGCTGCTGAGCATCTCGTGTTGGACCCGTTCAGTTGTGGTTGGGCTCCTGATCTCGATCAGACAACCACCGTTGCCGGCCTGTCGATCCACCCAGGCGTGCGTGGTGGCTCCGGACGCACCATTCACGTAGTCGCCGGACGGTAGGTCCACATACACACCAGAGGTCAGTTTGTAGCCTCGACCGACGCCGGCCGGCCCGTCTTGCCAGGTGTCCGTTGTGGCGCCGGTAAACACGCCGTAGTGCTTCCCCGGGCTGGAGTCCTTCACCCAGCCGTCGTCCGGATCCTCAAGGCAATGCATCACCAGGGTGAAGTTCTCCCAGACCTGCCACTGGCCGTAGTCGTTGTCCAACGGCAGATGATCAGCGTTCGGGTTGCCGTACCACAGGTACAGATCGAAGTCCTCGCCAGCCACTGTGCTGGTGGGTCGGACCCAGACCATACACTCGCCGCTGTCCGGACTCCATTGTGCCACTTCAATGGCCAGCTGGTCCCAGCCCCAACGATCGGTCGTGGCTCGAAGATCGCCGCCGTCCATCCTCGCTGCCTCCAGTACGGAGTCCATACCCGGCGTGTCCTGTGTGAGGCAGATCTGCAGGCCGGATCCGGTGACGGTCATCTTCGCTCCGTCCACGGTGATCTTCCGCTGCGTGGACCAGGCCTGGCGTAGCTTCTCCTGAGCCTCGTACGGGCCGATGGAGTAGGCGTTGTCGGACCCGGGTCGTGCGTTCCCTTCCACGCCCGTACTGTTCTCCTCGATGGCAGGCGGCACACCATCACGAAGCAGGTAGGAGTCGTCGAACGGTACGGCGAACAGCTTGTTGGTGGGGACGATGGACTGGAACTCGTCGGCAATGTCCTCGTCCTGCTGGTTCAACTCGCCACCGAATCCCAGCGCAGTGCCATCGTCGGAGACGTTGGCATTGGACGCCACGATCGGATCCGCCGTAGTCGGCAGACTGATGTTGAACGCTTCGTTGCTGCAGTCGAATGCAATGGAGTTCGTCACCTGGGTCGGCTGCCGCAGATACAGGCCATCGTAGCAACCAAAGAACATACAGTTGTCCACATACGCGGTAGGCTGGGCCACGTTGTAGGTGTTGAACCCGACCTTCACACCCCAGTGCGAGGTGCCCGGGAAGTTCAGGAACATCGAGTTCCAGATCCTCACATCGAACTCGTTGCACGTGTTGATGCCGTTGGCGGCCGCCACATCGTTGCCGTTGAAGATGCAGTCGACGACCTCAATGAACGCCGGCGGCTTGTCCGTGGCGTCCTGATCGAAACGCAGCATATCCACCTGGCCTGTGGGCGAGCCGCTTCGGGTCCAGTACTGATGCTCCAGGCGAACGGTGCCCTTCAACGAGCCGCCCAATCGAATGGTGATGGACGTGCCGCTGCTGAAGGAGTCGCTGATGTCGGTTTCAAAGCCGACAGCACCTTTGCCCTTCTGTGGGATGGCGGACGTGATCCTCAGCCGATGGCCGTTCAGATCGATGTCGTGCGTAGTGCCGGCCGAGATCGAGTACGGGCTGATCTGGACCAGATCGATGTCGCCAGTCAGACTGACGATGTCCGCCAACGCCGCTTCGAGATCGGCGTAGTCGCCGTTCTCGCCAACCAGGTACACGCCACTGGTGATTGCCATGTCTCTCTCCTATTTGGGCAGGCCGTTGGCTCCGCCGCCGGTCTGGGACAGTCGATCCACTCGAACCTTCAGGACGTCGATCTCCGCAGTGGCCTTGTCCAAGGTCCTCTTCTGCTGCGTCATCGTACTCACGACCTTCTCACCGAACGTGGTGACTGCCGGCGCGAACCGTTCGGTAGCCTGCAACATGTCCGCCAAGGCATTCTGGCTGGGCTCGAAGGCGGTCTGCAGACCTTGGAAGGTGGTCACTACTTCCTGCGCAGCCGGGATGATCACCTGCCCGTTCTTGGCCACCTCGACGTTCACCTGTGCGAACTCGTCCTTCACGTTGTTGATGAAGTCCGCCACCTGCTTTGCGGACTGACCAACGGCATCGATCTCCTTGCTGATCTGCTCTGCCCCGGGCAACGCCACCTGGGTGGCACCACGTGCCTCCTCCAGGGACTCGAGGTATTGGCCACGCGCCTCCAACGCCTGCTGCTGTACCTCGGGGGTGATCTGAGCCCGGCCGACTTCCTGTGAGGCAGACGCAGCAGCCTTGGCGTACTTCTCGGCATTGTCCAGCACCTTCAGCTGCAGCTGGATGAACTTCTCTGTGGCCTTGATCCGGTCCTGCAGCTTGGAGTTGATCTCTGCTTCCTTGGCCGCGATCCGTGCCTCCACGGCCTCGATGTTCTTGTCCGCCGTCTCGATCTGCTTCTTGAGATCCAGGATCGCTTGGTCACGTTGCTTGAACGCCTCCACTGAGGCTTCGGCTGCCTTTGTGGCTCGATCCAAGATGGTAACGGCCTGTTTCTCACGCTCGGCTCGTTTCTGCTCTGCCGTGGCCAGCTCGTCCTGGATCTTCTTCTGCCGTTCCAGCAGCTGACTCCGCCGTTGCTGATTGTCGTCCCTGGCATCTGCAGTGCCCAGCTCCTTCTGGATCCTGGCCAGCTCCTCCTGCAGTCGCACCTCTTCCGCGGTCGGGCCAGCCAGCCGTTCCAACTCAGTACGCAGTAGGCCAACCACACGTGCGGCCTGCTCTGTACTAGAGATGCCGCCGGCGATCGCGTTGTTGAAGTCCTTCTCCAACTGGACCGCTTCCGCCAATGCCGGGTCCCTGCGGCGCAGCTGTGCAGCTTCCAACCGTTGTGCGAAGCGTTCGACTGCTTCAGTGGACTTACGACGTGCGTCCACCAACTTGTCGTAGACCTTCTGCAGCTCATCCAGCTTGTTCTGTTCGATCTTGATGACGTCCTCGGCCGCACTTCGATAGGCATCGATCTCGTCCTGAGCTGCAGTCCGCAGATCGGCCACGTACTCACGACCGAGCCTGAGGATGTTGTCCCGCTCGACTGCGATCGCCTTGGTCAACGTGCCGTAGGCCTGTGCGACATCGCCAGCGGCCTTCTCAATGTCCAGCTTGAACTGCTCCAGTTCCTTGGCACTGAGGTCCGTGCGGGAAGCCTGTGTCTGCAGTGCGGCCAGGTTGGCGTTGAACACCTGGAAGCGTTGCAGGATCACATTGAAGTCGGCCTCGAACTGCTTGGCGCCCTCGAGGACACCGGACAGGCCACCAGTCTGCAGTTTGGCGTAGGCGGTCTCCACTCGGCCCAGGATGCTGACCCACGCCTCCTGGGTCTGCTTGATGATCTGTGCACCATTCTGGAGAAGCTTCTGAAGCCGTACGGCCTTCTCCCTCTTCGCGTTGCTCTCGTCCGCCAACCGATTCAGACGAGCCTGTAGTGCAGCCAAGCGCTGCAGGTCCTCGACCGACGCCTTGTTGGCGTCCCTCAAATTCTCGAGGAACTTAGCTTCGGTGGCGATGCCGCCCAATGCGATCGAGTACGCTTGGGCCACGTTAGCACCCTTCTCCAAGTACTTGTTGAACGTGTCCATCGTGCCTTCGGCTTCCAGCATCTTCTTCTGGAGCTCGGTCAACGTGTTCGCTTGGCGGAGAGTCTCCTGAGCGGATCGACGCTGATACTCGATGTAGAGACCCAACGGCGGGATCGCCACGGCGATGAACGCCTGCTTGATCTGGTCGCCCAGAGTCGCAGTGCCCTTCACGTAGCGTTCAGTGGCCTTCTCCAACTCGAAGAAGTTGTTGATCGCCTTGCCGATCTGCCAACCGGCGATCGCGGCACCCAGGGCGGCAGCACCTGCACTGGCCAAACTCATCTGAGCCACGTTCTGTGTGAGAATACCCTTCAACTTTGCCCACAACCGACCACCGGTCGCCAACACGACGTTCCGACGTTCGTGTGCTGCCGTACTGGCATTGACTGCAACGGTTTCGGCAATGAAGCCACTGATCGCTCTGTACAGTCCAACGATCCAGGTCTTGAAACCTTCCCAGGCCCGAGAAGCGATGTTCACGACCCAGGCCTTTGTGTTGGTGTAGATCACACCAGTCTCGGTGCCCAACAGCGCAACGGTCGATCGAAGCAGCTTGATGACCGGTGACGTGCCGGCCGCCTGCTCTGCAGTCAGTTTGGCGTACCAGGCCTTCACGTTGGCCTTCAACGAAGCGCCCTCGAACGTCAGCACAGCGGTGAGAGCCTTGCTGAGGCCCGTGACCACCTTCATCGCAGCGGCCACCTGGCTGGCTACGATTCGATAGGTCAACCAAGCAGCGGCCAGCCCGCCAAGGACCAAGCTCAGCTTGACCAACAGCGTGAGCAGCTGCCTGTTGTTCTTGACGAACGCAATGGTGCCCTCGATCAGCGGCTGCAGGGTGTTCAGCAGATCCGCACCGATGGCGGTGGCGAGGTTGACCACAGCAGTCCTCAGCAACTTCAGCTGAGGACCGGACTGCTGGAAGAACGCGTCCAGGCCTTCCTGGGTCCGGCCAGCAGCATCGCCGATCCCTTCGATCGCGTCCCCCATGTACTCCGCGTTCTGGATCAGGGCACTGATGCCACGGAACGCTCGTTGGTTGAACACCTGGCCAATCTCGATCCGACCGTCGGCTGCTGCTTGGGTCAGGATCTGGATCTTGTCCGCCAGGGTCTGGGACTCGAACGCAGCACCGCCTGTGGCAATGCCAATCCCTTCCAACGCCTCCCGTGCCTCCTTGGCCGGGGAGATGAACGAGATGACCGAATTGAACAGGAGCGTGGCCGCTTGCTCACCGGTCTGACCGGACTGTGTGATCGCAGCGAACGCGCCGCCCAGCTGTTCCAGCTCCAGGCCGGCCTGAGCAGCAGTGGGCCCGACAAGCGCTACGGCGTTGGCCACATCGGTCAGACTACCTCGTGTCAGGTCCGCGATCTTGACCAGCTTGTCGCCGGCTTCCTCAAACGAGAGGCCGAAGTTCACACCGGCCGTAGCGAGCGCGTTGAAGGACTCCGCTACGGTGGCTGTGGTCGGAGCGGCCACTCGTGCTGCGGCTGTTACAGCATCGATCGCTTCCTGGCCCTGAAGGCCAGCGGACGCGACATCAAACAGGGCTGCGGACACCTCGGTGTAGGTCAGCCCCACCTCGTCTGCAACTGCCCGTAGCTGCGCCTGGGTCCCAGCCAGCTCCTCGGTACTCTGGCCGAGGATGACGTTGGCACGAGCCAGGTTGGTGGACTCCTCGGCAGCCTGGGCAAAGCCGAAGCCAGCGAACAACGCCGCAGCTCCGGAAATGGCGATCAGGGTCTTCTGCATCTCCTGAAGACCAGCCTCCACGTCCCGAATCCCGTCTTCGAACTGAGCCATTGACTCGTCGGCGATGGTAGCCATCGACTGTGCAGCACTGGCCACTTCGTTGGCCGCCTGCGCAGCGTTGGTGTTGATCGTGACGTCGACCTGCGTGTCCGCCTGCCCCTTCAGGGCGTTGATCTGATCGATCACCTTCTGTACGGACGCCTGGTCCAGACCCAGTGCGATCAGGAACTCTTCGGTGGTGGCCATGACTACTTCCTTTTCTGTCCTCTAGGAGGCAGGCCGGCGAAGAACTTGTCAACACTGACGATGTTCCGGCCGGCCGCCAGCTCGATCTTCCGCCACATCTCGTCCAGGTGTTTCAGGAACCCCTTGAACGACTTCCTGTCTCCGTTCTGGGCCAGTCGCAGCGCTGTGGCCCAATGCTTGGTCTGTCTTGCCTGTCGCCTGATCAAGGCCTCGTAGTGCAGCTCCAGTTCCTCGATACAGTACTCATCCATCACCGCCGAGTACGGATGACCCGCTGCGATCAGCTCGGCGACGAGGTCGACTGTGGCGACTCCTTCTGGGCCCTGCTGCCGCTTACGTCGGCGGCGACCTTCTTTAGGAGTTCTCCTAAAGGGCGGAGATTCTGTCTCGCAATCACGATGAACAGCTCGACTGCCTCCGCCAAGCCCAGCGACTCCACCCACTCAGTGGCTGCCTCGAGGTCATCGTTGAAGTTGTTGTCCAACGTGCGGGCGAGGATCTGAACGATGCTGTCGATGTGCGGTGCGAGCAGCTCCTCCATGTCCATTGCGAGGACAGTGCCCAGATCCATTTTGAGGCTCAACGGCCCCATCGACTTCAGAACGTCCCGCACGATGTTGCCCAGCTTGCCGGACAACTCCAACGACTTCCGCAGGGCCCACTTGCACACGACAATGTCTTTGCCGTCCAGGTGCAGCTCCTGGCGCTTCTTCTCCAACACGACCGCCAGCCGGTCTGGCTTCACGTCTCCCCGGCTCTCAGACTTCGCCATCACTACTTCCCTTCAACGGTGGTCGGGGGCGACCCCAATGGCCGCCCCCTCGCACCTAGTGGACTAGATGTCCTGGCCGACACCGAAGTGGCGGAACAGGCCGAACGGCGCCGTGGGCACCGCGTCGGAGTTGTCCAGCACCTTGAGGCGGAGCTGGAAGTTGGACCAGTCGGCGTCGTCCAACGAGAACGAGCCTTCCGGCTCCAGCTGGGCCTTGGCGAACGAGCGCATGAACTCGTTGCCGGTGTCCGAGACGCCGAAGAACAGCGCCTGCCCGATGACCTCGAGCTTCGTCGCCGGGTAGAAGAGCTTGTTGTCGCGCGTCTCGTAGTCATACGACACGCGGACGAAGTCGCCACTGGTGATGCCGCCGCCAGCGATCGCCTTGATGCCCTTGTACCCGCCGATGATGTCCACCTCGGAGTAGTCCGTGTCCTTCACGTAGGTGGTGACCCCGGTGATGTCCTTCACGACGATGCTCTCGCCGTTGTAGGAGTTCCCGAGGACCCGCACCTCCGTGTCGATCAGCTGGACCACTTCGTCCGTCACCTGCTGGATGGCGTACGCCGTCCAGGTCACGGTGGCGTCCGACGTGGTGGCGCCTTCGGTGGTGTTCCACGTCGGTTCCGATGCCCCCGACGTGCCGGCGACCGTGCACTTGTACACGTTGCCATCCGGAGTCGTGGGCTCCACGTAGTCGCCGACCACATACGCCGTGGTCGCCTGCCACGCCGAAGCCGATGCGGGCCTGCCGACGACAGAGGTGACCGCGTCACCTCGGAAGAACGACCGCAAGTTCTCGGTCGAGAGCTCGTCCAACGTGAAGACGATCTCCTCAGAGATCTCGGTGACGAGCGACCGGTCCTTGCGACGCGTCCCCGTCTTAGCAGAGAAGTGGTCCAGTTCCTCGATCGCCTGCTCCGAGGACGAGTCGACCACGTTCCCCATGTCCCTGAACCCCTCATAGGTGTTCGGGGTGACGGTGTCATCGACAAGGCGGTTGAACCAGAAGCGAGCCCCGCCGATCGTGTAGTTCGACGGCGAGCCGCCCTGATAGAATGCGCACATTCTAAAGCCTCCTTGTCTCAGCGCCTACGGCCGCGGCGACGGAATCGCCTGCGTACCTCCGGAGGCGCATTCTTCCAATGGAACGCCAACACCCTGGCACGTACGGGGCGGATGATCTTCCCGCCTTTGGTTCCTTCCTCGACCCACCGCGCGTACCGGGCTCCGAAACCCACAGTCCACACCAACGGCCGCACCCGACGAGCGCTGCCGCTTGCCCGCAGGTGTCCTGTGTCCGCCGGTGCCTTTCGCTGAGCAGCTGTCAGCGTTGTGTAGACCGCAATCCTGACGGCATCCTCAAGCCGACGCATAAGGACACTTCGTCGCAGGCTGCGTGAGGTGGCGATCACGTGCCGGACTTGCTGTGTCAGCACTCGCTTGCCGGTCTCGAAGGCCGGCATCAGGAACGGCTGCGCCGGGGTAGCTCCCCGGGTGACGAACCTGAAGAATACGAGCGGTCCTCTGCGTCGTCTGGCCATTACGGTGCCTCGATCATGCGAACGTCAAACGTCGTCGCTGCTTGCCACCGATCGCCGTCTGTGGTTCCGACATCGGTGAACGTCACTTCGTCGAATCGATGGACCACAACCGGACTGCCGGCGTAGCTCAACGATCTTGCGGACAAGGCATCACGGACCAGATCAAGGATGTCGTTCGCCAACACCTTGTTGTCCACACTGGCCGCGACCAACGCAAGTACCCCCTCTCCTCGTCTTGCCCGCTTGTCCACCCGGCCGGCCTGCCAGGTGTATGTGATCGTGTTGCCGGCGGCCGGCTGCGTCGGGTCCTCTGAAGGCCTGATGTTCGCAGCTGGCACAACAGCGGTGATGGCCGCCGTACCGTCCAGTACGTGCTTCAGGGCCTCGAACAACTTCGGATGCAGGCTCATTTCCTACCGTCCTTCTGCAGGACCACTTCGTTGTGGTCGTACTCTCCCTGGAGCCTGGCCTTCGGCTGTGTGGCCAGCACAACGAACTTGTCGGTCAGCCAGGGGAGCGCTACGTCGACCCGATCGTTGGGAGCGATCACCGTGTCCAGGGTGTAGAACATGGCGTCGTAGTTGTAGATCTGCCCTTCCTCACCGACCGCAATGGACCCACCACGGATCTGGAGTAGGCCATCAACGTCCCGGGTACTCACCGGCGAAGCGTAGTCGTACCTGCTGGCCCCGGTCGCTGGGTCGGTGGTGACGGTCGGTTTGATGACCGACACACGATGCGGCGTATGGCGTAGCGTCCCCATTGCTGGCTCCTCACCCGACGATCTTGTCGGCGTCGATCACTCGGTAGTTCGCATCGTCGTCGTCCAGCTTGACGTGGAACTTGCCCTCGAGTGCCTTGACGATCTCGCCGGTCCGGACTTCGCCCTTGTAGTCCACCACGACACTGGACCCGGGGCCCAACGGCGGCTCAGAGGCGATGCCGTCGTCCTCGTCTTCGTCGTCCTCGTCCTCGTCGTCGCCCAGCTCGGCTGCCTCCTTCGCCGCCTGCGCGGCCATCTCCGCCTTGACCTTCGCCTGGCGTTCCGCTTCGGCCTTGGCGGCCATGTCCGCCATTGCGCGTGCCTCAGCGTCCTTCTCGGCGTCCGTCTTGTCGTCACCCTTCGTGGGCTCTTCGGCGTCCATCTCCTCGATCTTGACACCGGGGAACAGCGCCTCCAGGCGACGGAACATGAAGTGGTCCCGCGGCAGGTCCGTCTCTGCCACCGACGCTGTGAAGTCCAGCCCACAGGCGACGCCGGTGTAGTTCCTCTCCTTCAGTGTGACTCTGATCACGACTCACCTCGCTTTCCTTTGCATTCCGCACAACCGGTCTCCACCTTGCTCAGTCGCTCGTAGATCTCTGGCAGGTTGTGCACGATCTTCTTATCTGTGTCGGCGATGTTGGCTTCCGTTCGAGCGATCCGTTCACGGCTGGCACCCATGTAGTCGTAGAAGATCCTACGAAGATCCTCATGCTTCACACTCTGCCGGTTGAAGCGCGAAGCAATCTGATGGGTCAGCGCACCGGCGAGGGCAATGATGACGGTACAGAGGATCGCCACCAGCTGCCAGCTCGCGCCGTCACCAACCATGTTGGCCAACATCCTAGTTGTCTCCGTTCCTGAAGCGGCCTTTGACCAGCACGTAGTAGCACGCCAGTACGCCCAGCAGGAACGTGATGCTCGGGTACTCCTTCAGCACGTTGGCGTGTACCCAATCGATCACGTTGTACAGCTTCCCTCCCAGCTTCTCGTTGAAGTCCAGCGCAGCGACGAGAATGGAGATGCCCAACATGATCCACCACGCGGTCCGGTACCAGTGGGGCCTCACGATACGCCATGCGGCGCGGGTCCTTTCGGCGAACGGTGGCCGGTAGTTCTTGTCCGGATGGCCGAACTCCTTCTGGATCTTCCCCATCTGTTCCGTGAGGCCGTCTTCGCCGGTGCCTTGTAGCTGTGTGTCAGGCATCCCTCATTCTCCCTTCGCTCTGCGACTACGCCTCGTCCACGAGTCGGGCGCGGACTTCCAGCTTGACCTGCGCCTTCTTCCCCGCCGGGACTGCCGCCGGAAGATTGATGACGATCTGAGACTCTCCCGTCGGCACCTCGACCACCTGAGTGATCGTGGTCCAGGACCCGGCATCGGAGTCGGTGGGATTCTCCCACTTGTAGGACAACTGCCACTTGGCATTGCCGGTGCTGGTGCCAACCGGCTTCCAGTGAACATGCGGCTTGACATCGCTGCCCTGACGGTAGTCGTGGTCGAACTGCATCGTCCACTTGAGCTCTTGGTCCTGGTTGTCCGCAAACGCCCAGGCATCGTTCGTGGCGTCCCATGTAGGAGAAGAAGCGCCGGGCGTTGCCCTTCCCGGCTCACCCTTCAGGTCTGCCCAGCCCAGGAACCCGCCTTCGTCGTTGGTTCGCGTGGTCATGGCGGTCTCCTATGCGACCTTGTTGCCCGACTCTGTACGGTTGGTGCCGTTGAACGACGCACCGCCGGTCGTGTTCCCGCGAAGATGGTTCACACCGAACAGGTTGTAGTCACAGTTGGAATCCTCGTCGATGCCGTACAGTGCACAGCTCTCGCAGCGGTTGCCGTTCACGGCGAACTCGGTCACGGTGTTCAGGTCGATCCCGTCTTCCGCAGCGTTCTGCACGTAGTTGTTGCTCACGATACCGTTGTCACTGGTCGTGACGGTGATCCCACTGCCGGTCGGATCGACGATGTAGTTGCCGTCCACCGTGCAGTAGTCAGAACTGTTGATGTTGACTCCGTCCTGTGTCGTACCGTTCACATCGACGATGTGGTTGCCGCGCACCGTCGAGCTGTTGGAGCCGGACAGGACGATGCCATGTCCACCGGTTGTCTGGATCCTGTTGTTGCATACCTGAGCGAATGCTGCCGAGATGACGGTGATCCCGGTCGTGTTGGTGTTGTAGATCCAGTTGTCGTTGATCTGGTGATAGGAGTTGTTCACGTCGATCCCATCACCGCCTGTGCCGTTGATGTAGTTGCCGTTGATCTGCCAGAACTGACCGTTGGACTGGATGCCGTCGCTTCCGGCGCTCAGGACGTAGTTGTTCAGGCATTGACCACGCAGCGCACCGCTTCCTACATAGATCCCGATGGACACAGGGTCGTAGACCATGTTCCCAATGACCTGCACGTAGTCACCCGTGCCCACGTCGATGCCGTTGGCACCGGCAGAGTAGACGTGGTTGCCCTCAACGGTGGCCGCGTTGCCGTCGACTTCGATTCCCGACCCGGTGGGGTCATAGACCATATTGCCGACGATCAACGTCCGGTGCGACGTGCCGTCTGAGTAGATGGCCTCGTCGGCTGCACCGATGACCAAGTTGCCGATGACCGAGACATCCTCCGCATCGTTGACGTAGATCGAGTCACCGCCGACGCCGTCCAGCATGTTGCCCTCGACCAAGGTCCGATCCGAACCGCCCTCGACGTGGATGCCGTTCTGAGAGGAGCTTCCCGAAAGGAAGTTCATCACGATCTGGCATTCTGCACCACCACAGTCGATGAGGCTCTCGTCAGTCCCCGCATCACCGATGATGTAGTTAGCCCAGAGGTGATTGTTGTCCCCATCGATGTCGATCCCACGATTCTCGGCATTCAGGATGAAGTTGCACACCATCTGGCAACGGTCTGCAGTCGCGTCCGTGTCCAGCCCGATGTTGCCGCAGTCCTGCATGTAGTTCGCCTGGACCTGACACTCCACACCCTTGATGTAGATGCCGTAGTTGCTGGCTGCGTGGATCATATTGCCGATGAGCTGGCACTGTGATCCATCCACTTCGATGCCGTCGGAACCGGCAAGATGGATGATGTTGCCTTCCATCGAGATGTTCTGCGCACTGCTTGCAACGTAGATGCCTTCGTTGCCGGTGTTGTAGATCACATTGGCCAAGACAGCCACGCAATCCCCGGTTCCTTCAACGGTGATTCCTCGGTCAGCCGGACTGATGATGACGTTGCTGGCAATCGAAGCATAGTCGAGATCGTTCGCCCAGATGCCGTGGTCGCCAGCGTCTGTGATCAGGTTGCCCACGCACGAACAGCGGTCAGACCCTGACAGGTCGATACATGCCGCGGTGGCTGCGGCATCCTGTGCGAGTGAGTTCCCTTGGATGGTGCAGTCAGTACTCTCGCACCGCACTGCGGCCATTGCTCCGGTACCCGCTGCGCCTGCACCTTGAACGAGGTTCCCGTTGATTGCAGTGAACGGCCGGTTCGATAGAATGCCGGCGTTCTGGCACCCATCGACCACGTTGCCTTGCACCACACAATGGTCGCCGCTGTCCTCGACAGCGATTCCGTTCGCTCCTGCGCCAACGATCATGTTGCCTTGGACCGTGCAGTCGTACCCGCGGATGGACAGACCATCGTCCGACGCTTGGTTGTAACACACGTTCCCTTGGACCGTGACGTTGTTGACGGGGCTGGCTGAGTCACCAACTTCGATGGCCTTGCCCGAGCCGCCAACGATGAGGTTGCCCTGTACGTTGCCACGGTCGCCGTCCATGTTGATGGCGTCACCGGCAGCATCGTACACAACGTTCCCACAGATGGTGACGTCCGTGGCGCTCTCCACGTCAACACCGGCACCGCCCGGATCGTTGATGACGTTGCCGAGTACACTGATCCTCGAGATGGCGGCTGCGCCAGCAGTGATCGAGATCCCCGCTGAACCGGCATCCACATAGTTGCCGCCGATCACACTGTCCGAACCACCGTTGGCACCGGCGAGAAGGATGCCTTCGCTGCCCGCGGTGATGTGGTTGTGTGAGACGTTGGTGCCATCACCATCGACAGTGATGCCGTCACCGCCAGCAGAGACGATGTTGCCGTCAATCACATGGCCAACACCGGACACCGTGATGCCGACGAGATTGTCAGAGATGACGATGTTCCCAGTGATCGTTGCGGTGTTGGTCGTGTCATTGCTCGACTGGATGCCGTTGCCGTTCGTCGAGTGGAGATAGTTGCCGGTGATGACCCAGCCCACACCATTGGATCGCATGTGGATGCCGATGTTGGCATTGATGACACTGTTTCCGGTGATGGAGCACTGGTCCGTGTTGTCCAGATCCATCGCCTGACCGGTCACGTTGAAAACGTTGCCGACGATCTTCAGGTGAGTGCAGCCGTTGAAGTTGCACCCCACGCCGTCTCCACCGCCATCGAGCGTGTTGCCGTCGATCACCAACCGGTTGCTGCCGTGCACTTCGATGCAGTGGCTGGTGTGACCTTCCAGAGCGTTGCCCTGGATGACCGAATCGTCGGCATCGATCAAGATCGCAGTGTCGGTGGCATCGCGAAGTACGTTGCCTTCGATCAAGATCCGCACACCCTCATCGATGTTGATGGAACCACCGCTGAGGATGTTGTCGGCGATCAAGCAGTCCAATGCGCTACCGCCGGTGCCGGGGTTGATGTCGATGAGTGCGCCAGCCTCCGACGCAGCCTTGACGATTCGACAGTCCCTGATGACGATCCCCGAGATGTCCTGCGAACTGCCGCTGGTGATCTCCACGAACTTGCTGGAGCGGAAGTCCGTCTCGCTGATGATCCGTTCGATTGTCCAGCCAACACGTGGCGCTGCCGTAGCCGTGAGCCACGGGTTCGTCCACGTCGAGGGAAACCGCCTGTCATGGATGTCATGGATGTGGACGTAATCCGCGGTGAACGGACACGCAATGACAGACTGGTTGCTCGCACACTGAATGCTGAAGTTCCCCAGCTCCGCGTAGTGGGCAGTGCTTCCGATCTGGAATGCGATAGCCGACGGTAGTACGAGTACCGTAGCGTAGCCACAACCAACCAACCGCATCCCCGCCTTCAACGTGATAGGACCGCTGAGCGTATGTGTGCCTGGTGCCGCAATGAAGCAGTCATTCGCTGACCCAGCGTTGACGATTGCAGCAAGGTCCTCGCTCGGATAGACGACGCGAGCGCCAGCCGGATACAGCGATGCGGTTGCGCCCGCACCGTCAGACACGGGCACCGTGCCAACGGCTGCCGCCGTAGCGAGATTCTCCAACTGAACTTCGTCGGAGCCACCATCCTCGTGGCTCGATGCGTGAGCGAGCGGCGCACGTGCGTCGGAGAGTCGCGAGTCGTTCCCGGCACATGCTTGCTGGGCACCCGTACCCAGCGTTCGCAGTGAACCGGTTCCTACCGCAGCGTCGATCGCCATTGCGTCTGCGCCACCCGCATCGTGTGTGGTTGCGTGAGTCTTCGGAGGCTGCGGGTCTGCCAGCTCACCGCTGAGACCCGCGACGTCGATCTCGTCTGTCCCACCGTTCTCGTGTGTCGTGGCGTGGGGACCGAAGCTCTCCATCACCCAGGCGGAGCCATTGTACGAATAGTACTCCGTCTCGGCGTTCACGTACGCGGTGAGACCGATGATCGCCGTGGTGAAGTCCCAGCCACCGCCGTTCCACTCAGCGATGTTGTTCTCCTGGCCAACCCAGGCGCCTGTGGCTACCGCAGCCACGATGTAGCGGTCACCCACACCCGGTGAACCGGGCGGGGTGGTGGTTGTCTTGTTGATGACCGGATCCACCCAGTGGGCGTCTCCGGAGTCCGCTCCCCTCTTGACCGGCGTAGGGAATCCTGAACGAGTCATAGCTGCCCCCTATCCGGCCTTCGGCGTGTACCACAGCTTCGTGGCACCGCTCGCGAGGCACTGGTGCCGGATCTTCACACCCTCTGCCGGGACAGGCACCGTGTCCCCAGAGTCCAGCTCGATTTCTCCGTCGTGCTGCAAACCGTCCCGATGCAGCGCACCGGAACCCTCCATCGACAAGTAGACCTTCTGCGATCCAATGTTGGTGAGAGCGCCGCCGACGCCTTCGACGGTCAGTGTATGCACCGTGTCGTCGCACTCTACCGTGGCCCACTTGGAGTTGACTGTAAGGTCGCCAGCGGCCATGATTCAGCTCCTCTCCGATTACGGCGTAGGGGCGTCCGGCACCGAAGTACGCGGACGCCCCCTCATTCCGTGGACTCAGGCTAGTTGTTGATGCCCCGGACCTGTGCGAGCGCCAGCTCGGACTTCAACGCGAGGCCCGGATACCAGCGAACGCGATACCGCATGGCATCCTTGTCCTCCAGCGTGCCGACCGTGATGACCTGCACACCGCCGTTGCGGCGCGCCATCAGGCCGGTGACGCCCTCTTCCTCGTCCATCGTGGCCAGCATGATCCGACACTGGGTCGCATCGCGCGTGGTCCACGTGACCGTGCCGTCCGAGGTCGTGTTGCCGGGCGTGGTGTCCCACGTCGGCTCGGACCCGCCGGAGGTGCCGGCCGTGGTGCACTCGAACAGCAACGTGGTGTTGCCGCTCGTGGCGACGACCTTGTCGCCGAGGACGTAGGCCGTGGTCGCGGCCCACGCGGACAGATCGGCACGCGAGGTGCCTTCGCTGTCCTCGTCCAGCGGGACCCAGTCGTTCTTGAGGATCGGGCGACCGCGATAGGTCATGAAGACCCTGCCACCGATCGACACCGTCTCCGGCTGGGTGCCGCCGAGAGCGCGCTGCAGCTTGATGTACGAGCGCAGCGTCCGGCTGTTCATCACGAACGCCGGGTTCTCGCCGATCTTGACCTGGTCGATCAGCCAGTCCAGGTGATCGTAGGACAGCGCCGCATCCGACGCGTCGCTGATCTGGCTGGCCTGGAGACCGTCCGCCAGGACCCGCAGACCATCGAACTCCTTCGGCCTGAGCGTCTGATTGCCGTTGATCAGGGCGTTCGCGTACTTGCGACCGACCACCTTGGACTTCTTGGCGATCTGGGTCGCGGCCTGATCGGTCTCGTCCGACATCGTGCTCTCGAGGAACTCGTCCACGTCCACCTGACCGATCAGACGGGTCAGCTTGGTCGTGACCTTGGTGAACGTCGCTGCGCTCTCGCCCAGCGTGTCGTTCACGTCGTAGAACTCGGCGTCACCGAGCGTGTTCTCTCGGTTGTACTCGTACTGCCGACCGGTGATCGGCATGAACGGCACGACGGAGAACAGCTCGTCGGACGTGATGATGTTGTCGATCACGCCCTGCTGAAGCATGGGCAGCGAAAGCTTCTCTGCCTCTGCCTGGAGAAGCGCCATTGTGAAACCCTTCCCAGCAGCGGTGCTGGTACGACTAGTCCTCTTTGCTCACCGTCTGCTGTGCCTTCAGCCCCGCCTTGATCTTGTCCTTGGCGGACATGTCCTTGCTACCGGACCCGTCGCCACTGCCAGGACGATAACCTGTTCCGCCGGGGCGATCGCTGACGAACAGGTTCGCATACTCCTTACGGCCCTTGAGGTACTCGACGTACTTGTCCACGGAGAGTTGCTTCTCCACGAACTTGCCGTCTTCCTCGACCGCCGTCTGCACGACGGTCTCGAACGAGTTGGGGATCACTTCGCCCTTGTCGTTCTTCCGCTGTACGACGTGCGTCAACGGGGACACCAGAGCGAGGAGCTGATCAGGATTGAAGGCTTTGTGCTTGGACGCCGCCGACATGATCGCCGTGTCCTTGCGTTCCTTCTCGTACAGACCCTGCCACTGCTTGGCTTCCGTCTTCGTGGCCTCGAGCTCCTGCTGATGCTTGGTCTGGGAGCGCTTCTTCTCCGCCTCGGCCTTCTCGCGCTCGGTCATCAGCTCGGCCTCGAGGGCGGCTGCCCTGTCGTCCAGCTTCTTGCGCTGTGCCTCGGTCAGATCCTTGGCGTCCCGCATCTTGTTGAGCTCGTCCAGCTGCTTCTGGGTCTGCTCCTTGTACTTGCTCTCCAGCTTGGTCTTCTCGCGCTTGACGATGGAGTTCAGCTCCTCCTGGGTGAACGTCTTGTTGCCATCGTCGCCGCCGGAACCGCCACCGGAACCGCCAGCGCCACCCGAGGCACCGCCACCACCGCCCCCGCCACCAACATCGCCGTCGTCGTCCCCGTCGCCTTCCATTCGTCGGAAGCGACGATGTGTGACGTACGACCGCATGTTCTGCTGACGGTCCACGAACCGCATGCCCAACAACCGCGCGAGCCTTCGACTATGCATCTCAACTCCCCTTTCCAGGGTCTACGAAACCCGCTGTACACGCCCAGCGGTCAGGCTTGTCCGAGACCTTCTCGGACTATTCTCTTGTGATGTCGATGCTCTCCATGTCCTCCAGCCAGGGTGCGAGAAGCTGTGCGGCCGTGATGCTCGGCAAGCCGTACGCTTCGTCGTACAACGCCATACCTCCTCTCCCTCCTTCGGCATACTCCGTTGAAGAGTCACCGACCCGTTCCGCAACCACACCGACTGCAGCTGACATCGTCTTGACCGTCTTCCCCTCGAGCAGAGCGATTGCGACCTCACAGCAGGCCTGCATCACTTCATCAGGTACGACTCCGTTCTCGTCACACGAACGAGGGAATTGGTTGGCCTGTGTCTCGTCATACTTCGTTCCAACCAAAGGCAACAGGTCAATCATCTGGGTCGCCTGTTTCAGGGCCTTTTCCTTGTTGGCCCCCGTCCAGGCGTCAGCGCCAAGACGATCGGCGAAGTAGGCGTCGCCATACGCCACGTCCGCATACGGCACGATCGGTGTGTACGCCATCAGTGAACCTCCTTGAGCTCAGTCGGCTTCGGAAGAGTCCGAGGCTCGACAATGGTCCATCCGGCCGCCAGCTGCCTGCTGAGCGCTGCCAACAGAAGTGGCCACGCTTCGTACAGACCGCTGATGTCGTCTGGCCGAACGCCACCACTGACGATCAGTTCCAGACTGTTGGTGTATGCCGCTTCCTCGACCACACGTTGGTCCGTCGGATGATCGAAGTCGATCTCCACAGCGGTGATCGACCACGACGCCGGGTCCAGCCACTCGAATCGGACTTCCCCGATCGCCCGGGTGCCTTCGAACACGATGATCCGTTCCATCAGTAGCCTCGCATCGTTG